GTTAAAGGAAAACAACCGTAAAATAAGGGAACTAATTGAATTTAAAATTAAAGTTAAAAATAATTTTCATATTTTTTCAATCAATGATGAAGTTAGTTCGCTTATATATGAAAATTATAAATTATTGAAAAATGATAAATATATAATTGATAAAGATAATTTTGAAACAAAAATAGATTATATGAAAAAAGAAAAAGGTATTTTATTTGAAGGATCTACAGATTTTTTTGGTTTTTCATCTACTGTTTTACTTTCATTATTATTAGCAGATATAATTATAAAAAACAATAGTGGAGAACATAATAAATTTATTGAAGATACATATAAAAATTTAAATAAAGTGTTTATCAAACCTACATTGTTTTCTATATCTTCTAATATTAAAAATGACAATTGGACAACAGCACTAAAAGGACAAAAAATTTTAATTATATCAAAGTATTCTAAAAATATAATGAATATTATTAATGACAAAGAAAAAATTTATGATATAGATTTATTTCCAGAATGTGAGTTTCTATTTATCGAGACACCAGATATAAGCAATGAATCTAAAATAGAAAACTATAAAAATATTATAGATAAATATGAAAATAAAATAAATGAAATTAACAGATATGTAGATGTTGTTCTACTTGATGCAAAAGGTTTAAATAATGTATTTATAAAGTTTTTAAATAAATGTAATAAATCTACAATAGTTCTAGGAAAACAATTAAAATATTATTTTGGAATTTATGACAATGAATTTATAGAAAATAATAAAGAAGAAATGAAAACATATTTAAATAAATATTGGGTAAAAGTTTAATAATCTTGTAATTCCAATAATACATCTCTTAATTTAATTCTTGAATCTTTTGGTTTAAATACATTTTCTAATAATGTAGCCATATTTCCTGTTTTTGTTGGGACTTGATCTAAGCTATATTTTGAAATAATAGCAGCTAATTCTGGTCTAAAACTATTATAATATATTTTTTCAGGATCTCTATATGGTCTGCATTGTTCAATTATATTTCCATTCCAACCAAACCAATCAACTGTTTCATAACCAATCAATTCCAAGAAAATGACACCAATATCCCATACCATAGTTTCTTCTTCACAAGGTGTGTCGGCCGGATCATCAATAGATTCTGGTGGAGGATATGTAGCTGGGCCTCCTTCGCCTCTTCTTCCAATAGAACCTATATCTCCTAAAATTACCTTAATTTTTCCCATAGCTTCTGTATCTTTATAACACTTAAATAAAGCATTTGCTGATTTCAAGTCTGTATATGCATATTCGGGCCATAAACAATCAAATGACTTGGCAATTTCTTTAGTTATTTTAATGGAATCATCCATATTTAAATTTCCTTTTTTAATAAGATCTCCCAGAGTTCCATCCATCAAATCCATAATTGATAAAAATTCAACTCTATTTCTTCTATTTGTAAATTCTAAAATTCTAGCATTTAATGTATCACAAAACCCTGGATTTATGGAAGGTGAATCTTCTAAACTTAATATTAAAGGTATTTCACTATCTTGTTGATCATTATAAGTTTTAACAGCAACTTCATAATATTTATCTCCTTCTTTTCTAGGCCTTTCCCAAATAGCCCCTAGATCATCACCATATTGATCTAAACCACCATACCTTTTTCTATAATATGTTCCCTTTCCATTTAGACTTTGTAATTCTTGCCACCCTGGTGGGAGTGGTGTTTCATTTGAATATTTTAAAACATTACCAAAAGAACCGCGACTAATATATTCAATAACATTTAATTTAACACCTTCATATTCTAATATACAAGGTATAGCTTCTAATGTAATTTTATTTCCTAAATTAACTTTAATATTACTAAAGTCAGAATTTATCTTTTCATCGGAAACTCTGACTTTACTTAAATCAACTACCATATTTTTGTTATATTTATCTTTACAATATTCACTATTTAATATACCAGAAGGTTGTATTGGTGTTTGTATTATTGGTTCTGCTACTGTTCTCATCAATTGTTCTGGTTCAGGTGCTTCATGTCTCACAGTATATTTTTTCCTATAAGACCTTATTGCTTTTTTATTTTTAGTATTATCTAATATCCATCTTCCGTGAACTGAATTCCATATATATTTACGAATATTGCCATCATCATCCATAACTTCTTTCCTTCTCATACTATCTGGTTCTTGTTTTTCATAAAAATCTGATGGGGTTTGATACATCTTTAACATCTGGTCTAATTCTTCTTCTTCTTTTTCCAAAGCATTTATATCTTCTTGTCCAGCATTATAACCTTCATCATATGCCTGTTTATTAGCATTTCTATAATCTTTTGGTAATTTATCATAACCATGATCATATCCTAAATTATATCCTTCCATATATATATCATTAGTAGATTTTTTTGCACTACTTTTTTTTATTGATTTTTTACCAGATTCTCTGCCAGATTCTCTACCAGATTCTCTTATTGTTTCTAGTTCTTCTCTTTTCCTCCATCCTGGGACAATTGAGATACCTGGATCTTGTTCTTGATTAAATTGGGACATAACTGATTCTGAACCCATATTTGGACCCATTGATAGTGGATCAATATTATATGATGATATTAGACTTTCCATATTCTTATATTATATATAATATAATATTCTATAATATAATATAATATTCTATAATATAATGAATAATTATTTTTCTTGTCCTATATGTCTAAAAGATAATATACTTGAAAATAATATATATACAACTAATTGTAATCATATATTTTGTAAAAGTTGTATTGAAAAGTGGTTTAATAAAGGGAAAAAAACATGTCCTATGTGTATACAAAATATTATATCATATAAATATAATAATGAATATTATAAATTAGTTTTTAAAGAAGTCCATATCGGACAACATATATATAATACTGATAATACTAATAATATTAATAGGGATATTAATAGGGATAATATAGAAAATGTATATCCAAATCATATATTGATTAGTAAGTCATCTTTAAAATTAACTAGATATACTATATTGGGGTTATTTTGTCTAAGTAGTTTATTTTTTGGAGCTTTATTATCCATAATACATGAAAGAAATGATTTACAAGATGAATTAGAACTTTATACAAATGATTTAGTAGATGTTAGAGTATACCAATTTACATCTCCACTGTATTGTAGGGTATCTAAATATATCATAGATAATTGTCAATAGATAATTATCAATAAATATTTAAAGTTATTATATGAACCAATAATATTATGATAATTGAAAATGAAGTAAAATTAGATTTTAAAGATGTCTTAATTCGCCCAAAAAGGTCTACATTAAAGAGTAGATCGCAAGTTAATCTAAATAGAACTTTAAAATTTAGACATGTAGAAGATTACGAATGGAATGGTATACCTATAATGGTATCTAATATGGATACTACTGGGACATTTACTATGGCAGAACAATTATCTAAAAGTAAAATATTTACTAGTGTTCATAAATACTATAATGTTAATGAGTGGTTAGATTTTAGAGATCTTATGAAATCATTAAATATGAGTTTAGATTATGTTTCTGTTACAAGTGGTATAAGTGAATCAGATATTTCTAAATTAGATAATATATTAGATAATATTCCTGAATTACGATTTATATCTCTTGATGTAGCTAATGGTTATACTGAAAACTTTGCAAAAACTGTAGAAAGTGTTAGAAAAAAACACCCTACAAAAGTTATTATTGCTGGAACAGTTGTTACTAGAGAAATGACTGAAGAGCTTATATTAAGAGGTGCTGATATAATCCGCGTTGGTATTGGTAGTGGTAGTGTATGTACTACTAGAAAAAAAGCTGGTGTTGGTTATCCACAATTATCAGCTGTCATTGAATGTGCAGATGCTGCACATGGATTAAGGGCATATATTGTATCTGATGGTGGTTGTACTTGTCCAGGCGATTTTGGCAAAGCATTTGGGGCTGGAGCTGACTTTGTTATGAGTGGTGGTGTATTTTCAGGTCATGATGAGAGTGGTGGCGAATTAATTGAAAAAGATGGTAAAAAATTTAAAGAATTTTATGGAATGTCTTCATCTACTGCTATGAATAAACATAGTGGTGGTGTAGCTAAATATAGGGCTAGCGAAGGCAAATCTGTATTGATACCATATAAGGGTCCGGTTGAAGAAACTATAAATGATTTACTTGGTGGTTTACGTTCAACTTGTACATATGCTGGTGCTCCAGAACTCAAACACCTTTGCAAATGCTGTACATTTATTAGAGTTACTCAACAATTAAATGAAGTTTATGGCAAATCTTAGAAGGTTTAAAATAATTTATTAAAATATTTTTTAAAAATATATGTGTGGTATAATCGGATATTTGGGGAAAGAATCTTCATTTGATTATATATTAAATGGATTAAAACAGTTACAAAATAGAGGTTATGATTCTGCAGGTATTTTATCTATTAAAGATTCTAATTTTTTAATAGACAAAATTGTATTAAATAATACAAATAATAATGGATTAGATGAATTCAATAAATATAAAGAAAAATATAATAATTGTAATTTAGGTATAGGACATACTAGATGGGCAACACATGGCCCCATATGTATAAAAAATACGCATCCACATATAAATAATAATAATAATATAGCCATTGTCCATAATGGTGTAATTGATAATTATTTACTATTGAAAGATATATTAAAAGGTTATACATTTTATTCTGATACAGATTCTGAAGTTATAGCAAATTTATTAGATTATAATAAATGTGATGATAACATGATTACTATCCAAAAAACTATAAATATGTTAGAAGGAACTTTTTCTTTGATTATATCATTTCTTAATGAACCTGATACATTATATATTACAAAAAATGGTAGTCCATTGTTATTATCTTATACAGATAAAATAGCACTAATTAGTTCTGAAGAAAGTGGTTTTAATAATATCACTAAAAATTATATTAGATTAAATAATAATGATATTTATAAGATATCTTATGATAATATGATAAATATAACAACAAATGTTAATGAAATTAAAGAATTAATTGAGAATAAAGATTATCTCAAAAAATCAGAAAATAGTTACATACCTTTTAATAATTGGACAGAAAAAGAAATATATAAACAAGATATTAGTTTATATAATTGTATAAATAATGGAGGTAGAATAAAGAATGAAGAAGAAGTAATGTTAGGTGGTTTAGAAGAAAATATAGATATATTAAAAAATATAGATAATTTAATTATCTTAGGTTGTGGTTCTTCATATTATTCTAGTTTACTTGGTAAATTTTATTTTAAAGAATTATGTAATTTAAATATCGTATTACCTATAAATGCTTGTGAATTTGAATTAGACGATATACCTAAAATAGGGAAAACAGCATTATTATTTTTATCACAATCTGGAGAAACTATGGATCTATATAAGATTTTAGAAAAAGTAAAAAATATGGACATATTAACAATTGGTCTTATTAATTCTGTTAATTCTACAATAGCAAATGAAACCGATTGTGGAGTTTATTTAAATATAGGTAAAGAACATGGTGTAGCGTCAACTAAATCATTTACAAGCCAATGTTTAGTATTATGTTTAACTTCTATATTCTTATCACAAATACATAATATTAATAATAATATTAGAAAAAAATATATAGAAGAAATTAAATCTATAAATTATGATGTTAACTTATTATTAAAAAGTATAAATGAACAATGTAAAAATATATCAACTGTTTTATCAAAATATGATAATATATTTGTTATTGGTAAACATCAATCAGAATCTATTGCTTTAGAAGGTGCTTTAAAAATTAAAGAAATAACATATATTCACTGTGAAGGTTATTCAGCTAGTATGTTAAAACATGGTCCATTTAGTTTATTATCTGAAAATACACCAGTAATTATTATTATACCAGATGATAAATTTTATGATAAAACTTATAGTGTTTTAGAACAAATTAATTCTAGAGGCTCACCAATATATTTAATATCAAATAAATATATTAATGGAGTAAATGAAGAAAATACAATAATAATACCTAAAAAAAATAAATTATATTCAATATTGAATATTATACCATTACAAATAATCGCTTATTATATTTCTATTTTAAGAAATATAAATCCAGATTTCCCCAGAAATTTAGCAAAAGTAGTTACAGTAGAATAATAATATAATATAATATAATATAATATAATATAATATAATATAATATAATATAATA